GACAATAAAGTAGTAGACTATGCATGGCAGATACAACCTTCTGCAAGAGGAGAGTTGGAAATTACTGATATTAACAATCTTTATATGCAAAATCACGATTGCACAATCGAATATTTAAATCGCGGTATTGCTTGGATTGATACTGGTACATTTGAGTCACTATCTGAGGCATCAACTTTTGTTGGTTCGGTGCAAAAGAGAACAGGCATGATGATTGCTTGTCCCGAAGAAATAGCGTATAATAATGCTTGGATTACAGAACACGAAGTTCGTCGTTCTGCTGAGAAGTATAGTAAATCTGATTATGGTAAATATCTTGGACAAATCTTGAGGATGAGATCATGAGTGATGTGAAAAAGATGATTGAAGAATTGGTTGCTGCCGTTGGCACACCAAAGTATGCTTATAATTGCAAAGAGTTTAACCCTGAAAAGGATACAGTATTCTACTCTGGTCCATACTGGGATGAGAAAGAAATCATTGCTGGTGTCACTGCATTCCTCACAGGCAAGTGGCTAGTCTCTGGTGAAAACGTTGCCAAGTTTCAATGGGCATTTGGTCACAAATTTAATGTAAGGCATTGTCACATGGTGAACTCTGGTTCATCAGCCAACTTAACAATGGTTGCTGCTCTCAAGAAGCACTTGGGCTGGAAGGATGGTGATGAAGTGATCGTATCACCAGTTGGGTTTCCGACTACTATCGCTCCATTGGTTCAAAATGGTTTATGCCCAGTGTTTGTTGACATTGAAATGGACACTCTTAACTTCGATCTCAATCATGTTCAAAAGTGGATTACTGACAAGACTGTTGCAGTATTTGTTTCGCCAGTGCTTGGTAATCCGCCAGATATGGATGTGATCTCGAGATTTTGCGCAGAAAATGACATTTATCTAATTGGTGATAATTGTGATTCACTCGGCACAAAGTGGGATGGTAAACTTCTAACGGATTACTACTATGCGTGGACAACTTCTTTCTATCCTGCTCACCACATTTCGACAGGCGAAGGCGGGATGGTTTGCTCAAACGACGAACAACTCATCAACACTGCTCGCAGCATTAGTTGGTGGGGTCGGGATTGTCGTTGCGTCGGTGCTGCTAATCTATTGGCTTGCGGAACATGTGGTAATCGCTTTGATAAATGGCTTGAAGGATATAATGGAATAATTGATCACAAGTATCTCTTCACGAACATGGGTTACAATCTCAAACCACTTGACCTTCAAGGTGCGATTGGTATTGAGCAGTTGAAGAAGATTGATGAGATTGATGTCAAGCGACGAATGAACTTCCATACTATTGCTGACATGATTTTGAAGTATGTTCCTGGTGCTCGTGTCGCGAATCATCATCCAAAGGCAGATCCGTCATGGTTCGGCGTTCCGATTATTACTGACACTCCAGAACTTAAAGAGAAACTACAGGCATTCTTCGAAGCCAATCGAATTCAAACTCGCAATTATTTCGCTGGAAATATTCTGTTGCATCCTGGTTACAAGCATCTTGATGATGCTGCCAAGTATCCGAATGCTAACAAGGCATTGAGCAACGTATTCTTCGTTGGATGTCCACCGCATTATGGTGAAAAGGTTTGGGAATACTACGAGAGTGTGATGCAAAAATGGGAATGCTAAATGTTTTCGGAGGAAATGGATTCGTTGGATCGCAATTTTGCAATACAACGAAAAATGGGTACATCAAAAATCTTAGAGAAAATATCGGAGTATATTCTCCTGACGTTGTGTATTTTATTAGTACTGTTGACAATTACAATGTACACGTCAATCCTACTTTGGATATCGAGACTAATCTAACTATTTTGATGAAGGTTCTTGACAATTATCGGTTCTATATAGAGACAAACAAGGCAGATGGAGTGTTTAACTTCATCAGTTCTTGGTTCGTATATGGACAAGACTCTGGTTTCGGTGAAGGTGCAAGAGGCATCCACGAAACGGATCTATGCGATCCAAAGGGGTTTTATTCCATCACAAAGAGATGCGCCGAGCAGCTGCTCATGTCATACTGCGAGACGTTTGGTTTAAAATACCGCATTCTGAGACTAGCGAATGTTCTTGGTTCGAATGATAAAAAAGTTTCTGCGAAGAAAAACGCAGTCCAATATCTATTGGGCGAACTCGCTCAAAACAAACGAGTCGACCTCTATGATTCTGGTTATTTTTATCGTGACTATATTGATGTTCGCGATTGCGCTCGAGCAATCGATCTGGTGGTCAACAACGGAGACGTCAACTCAATCTACAATATCGGAAATGGAAAGGGAATAATCTTCCGAGATATTATTCGTTATGCTCGAGACGCGATGGATTCAGGCTCAGAGATCCGTACGATCGAGCAAAAAGAGTTTCACAAGAAAGTCCAGTCCTCTCGTTCCTTCTTTATGAACACGAATAAGTTAATGGCTTTAGGTTATCGCCCTCAGTACACAATCAATCAAACGATTGATGATATCATACAGAACATTTTAACGAATAAAAATAACTAAATATACTAGTATCCCACAGTGTGGAAAGAGTATGTTTGGATTCAAACAGTATATTCCTTTATTAATCGAACAAAAGAAACCAGTTCGCGGAATATTACACCTTCCACATCCTTCCGAAGCAGCCTTTAATACTCGCAAAGGCGCAGTCGGCTCAACTCTCTCCAAGATTCAAGGCGTCATTAGCGGTCGTGCCCCGATCACTCGAAAGATCGACGATCGCATGTCGTTTCAGGCTATTCGCACGCCAGAAGGCAAAATCGGTGTAAAATATAAAGGCACTGGCGCGACCTATAACTTCTCTGCTGAAGATGTAAAGAAACAGCACAGCGAGAAGCCATACATCGCTGGACCATTAATGAATATTCTCAAGCACGTTCACAAAGTGCTTCCAGAAGGTCCAGGCGAGTATCAAGGTGGCTATCTCAGCGCTCTTGAAGACCGAACCGAAGAAGATGGTAAGATCGGTCACAAACCAAATACTATTCGTTATTCTGTAGATAAGAATTCTGCAGAGGGAAAGAAACTTGCAAAGGCTCCACTGAGCATTGCTCTCCATTCTCGTATTGCTGAAGATGGAAAGGCTTCTCCACTAGAGGCTGGTGCTACGAAAGACCATCCAGATGTCCACTTGATGAGTCACGTTGTTGAGAAAGAAGAACGCGCGATGAGTCCAGAAGCCAAACGAAAAGCGCTGGATCATATTGCGCAAGCAAAACAACTCGCAAAAGATCACTCTCATGCTCATCACGAAGGTCATGATGAAACTCTATTGCGTTATGCAAATTCAACGGTTGATACTGGCGAGAAACCAAGTGCAAAGGGATACACAAAGTTCTTGCAGCAGCATCATCAAAAACTGATTGATAAGATGAAATCAGAAAAGGGTAAGGCGCAAAAAACTGAAGCAATGAGAGCAGCGATTAATCATGTAAATGACAATTTAGAAAAGTTCGATCGCACCTTTGATATTCATCATCATATTCAGCAAGCTGGCTATACAGTAGCCGATGCATTATCTAAAACTGCACATGGTGGATATTCGCATCATATCGATGGTCAAGAAGCCGCTGGTGAAGGTTTCGTCTCTGGAGGAATGAAGTTTGTTCCTCGTAAATTTACTGAAGCAAATCGTGCACGATCAGCCGCATTAAAAGCGCAAAAGAGCGTAATATGAGCAAAGCGACATTTACATTTGGAAGATTTAATGCTCCAACTGAGGGTGGGCATGGCAAATTAGTTAGCGCAGTTCAAGGACATGCCGAAAAGACTGGTGGTCGACATTACATTTTTCCATCACATTCTCAAGACGCCAAAAAGAATCCATTGGCTCATGGCGAGAAAGTTGGATTTATGCGTAGACTTTTCCCAAATGCAAATATTGTTTCTTCTGGTAAAGTGCGAACAGCAATCGATGCGATGAAACATTTAGAGAAGCAAGGTCATACAGATGTAACTATGGTAGTCGGTTCTGATCGTGTTGACAACTTCCATTCTCTACTTAATAAATATAGAAAGAAAGAATATCCAGGAATTAAAAAAGTCAACGTTGTATCAGCAGGACAACGTGATCCAGATGCAGAGGGAGCAGAAGGTGAATCTGCATCAAAGCATCGAGCACTAGTTGCTGCTGGAAAACGAGATGAGTTTATTTCAAAATATAGCGATAAAAAACTCGGCGCACAAATACATGATGCATTAAAAAAAGGTATGCAAATGGAATCAACAAACCCAATCGGCATTTTTCTACTTGGTGGTCCAGGCAGCGGGAAGGATTATGTTCTTAAGAATATTTTCTCTCGTTTTGATTTGACCGAAGTTCAAGCAGATCAAATTCTCAATGGTGCTGCTCTACAACTAGTTGAGCAAAATAAAAACATTGTGATTAATGGTGCGTCTGATGCAGAAAAGATTAACGAGATTCAATCGATCCTTGAAGGATATTCTTTTGATTTCGTTCATGTATCTGTAACAAATAAGGTTTCTCGTTTGCGCAATGAGCAACGCGAACAACCACTCGTAGAATCAAAGCGTATTGATAAGTTTCTCAAGGCAGAAAAACTTGCTGAAGAAACAGAAGCATTTGTATTCAACAATTCAATCAATCTCAACGAATCCTCTGAAATGGAAAAAGTTTTCTTCGGTGCACAAATCGAAAAACTTTTAGAAAGAGTTACAAGTCTCGGTCTTGAGATGAAATCAACACCTGAGCCAAAATCTTTCGCAGTAATTAAAGAAAAATATTTTCCACCAGTTGCAAAAGATAAAGCATCTGGATTGCCAAAGAAGTATGTTCGTGGCTTGAGTCCATCTACTGCAAAAGCTCGTGCTGCGCATTGGAAAGAAAAGTCAAAGTTGTCTGATAGCGATCCACGCGCATATGAACCAGCTCCTGGTGATGCAACAGCAAAGACAAAGCCGAGTAAGCACACTGTTGCTGTCCGTAAGATGATGGATGAAGCAGAACAGCAAAAGGTTCGCCGTATTGCACGTAGTGGAAATGTCACGGCAGTAATGAATAAGAGACAAGAAACTGGTCGCATGGATGAAGGTGCAGCAGATTCTTCTTTATCCGCAAAAGCAGAGAAATCTGGTATCTCTGTTGGAACACTACGCAAAGTTTATAATCGCGGAGTTGCTGCTTGGAATTCTGGACATCGTCCAGGAACCACACCACAACAGTGGGGTCATGCTCGTGTAAACTCTTACATCAACAAAGGTAAGACTTATCACACAGCAGATAAAGATCTCCGCGAAGAAGCAGACATTAATGAACTATTCGAAATGCAATTGGTGGGTACTGATGAATATCGTAAGCATGCCATTGCTATGACACCTGGACAAGGAGAAGCACAAAATGCTTACAAATCTAATAAAAATGCTGATTCTAAGAAAGAAGACTGTGGATGCGGAGGAAATTGCGGTTGCAACGACGTCACTAAAAATGAATCAGTTGGAACAGAAAATGAACCAAGTGTTCTTAGAAGTTTCAGAGATCTCAGAACCGAAGCCAAAAAAGAAAAAGAAGGCGACACAGAAGTAACTGCAGTATTTGATCCAAAGCTCGGTGATGGAAAAAAGAAAACAAAAAATTTAAAGATTCCTCCAAAGAATCTAGATTCAACAATGCAGGGGCTCCCTGTTGCTTCTCGTTTCAATGCTTATGAAGAAAAGAAACCAGAAGATAAGTTCATGCCAACACCTCGCCAGGTTCCAGCACCTCCAGGTGGACATGCTGTTCCAAAGGGATATAAGCGAGTCAAGGATCATATCGCTGGATGGAAACTTGTCAAAGAAGAAGATTCTCCAGAACTCACTCTTGAAGAAGCAGTTCAATATCATACAGAGAATAGTATTTCTTTCACTCAAAATGTTTTCCGTCCAGGTTCAGAAAAATTCTTTGAACTTATTGGTGAAGCAAAACGTCTTTATAAGGAAGGCAAGTATACACCAGCCGATGAATATGAAGTTGATATGCTCAACTCAGATATCGGCGAGATTGCAGAATACGAAGGACAAACAGTTGTTCTCGATTATCCAATCGAAGAAGGTCTTGAGGAATGCTGGACTGGATACACTCAAAGAGGAATGAAGAAGAAGGGTAATAAGATGGTCCCTAACTGCGTTCCTGTGAGCGAAGAAGGCGATCCAACAGGCGGCAAGGGTATCGGCAAACCATTCCGTCAAGGCGGCGGTGGTGCAGTTTATGTTCGCAGCGGCGATGGTATTCGTAAGATTACTTTCAGCAACTCTGGAATGGCAAAGAAGTATAATGATCCAGCAAGAGTTCGTTCTTTCGTCGCTCGCCATCATTGCTTAACCAATAAGGATAAGACATCAAGATCTTATTGGGCATGTCGTTGGCCAAGATACTTTTCAGACTCAGGACAAACATGGTGGTAGAACAAAAGCCGTATGAAGACCAAGAACTAAATAATTGGTCTTTTATTAGAACATTCAAACACGATGTGTTGATGGATGAACTAGTTTGGCATCGCGATGAAAACGGCAGATATATTGAGGTTTTAGAAGGTAGTGGTTGGGAATTTCAATTCGACAATAAACTACCTAAAAAATTACACAAAGGTGATCGGTTTTTTATTCCTGCAAAAACCTTTCA